TGGCCCTTCAAAGACCCCGGAGAAACCCTCGACTACAGCATGGACTGGTCGCGGTTTCTTGGTACGGCAACCATCTCTACAGTTGTTTGGTCTGTAGAAACTGACGACTACTCCACCCGTACTGTTCTTGCTTCGGGACAGGATTTAACCACTGCATCTGGCGGGGCCGTGACAGATAGTATTCAGAATGTTGCACAGTCACAGACCAACACTGTTGCCACCATCAACATCGGCAGCGGAATCAATACTCAAAACTACACGTTTTTCTGTACGATGACAGACAGCACAGGCAGCACAGCTATTCGCTCCGTTAACCTCAAAGTAAGGACCCGGTAACTATGGCCTATGATTATCTCAGCTTAACCAACGATGTTGCCAAACGCCTAAATGAGACGCAGCTAACCTCTGCGAACTTTGCATCAGCCGCCGGGTTTTATAGCGCAATCAAAGAGGCAGTGAACTCCGCAATTCGCCACGTCAATCAGGCGCACTTTGGCTGGCCCTTTAATCACAACACATATGAACAAACCTTGACTGCAGGGGTTACTAGATATCCTATTCCGACCCAAGCCAAGTATGTGGACTTTGATACCTATCGGGTTCGCAGGAACTCTGCACTTGGGGTTGGTCGTGCAGAACACCTAACCCAACTATCTTACGATGAGTATGTTGACCGCTATATTGACCAAGAAGATGAGACGGTTGTTGCTAATGGTGCAGCCCCTCAGTTTGTGTTCCGTACCCAAAACGGCGAGTGGGGTGTGGTTCCTATGCCAGACAAAGCCTATCAGGTAGACTTCGAATATTTCATGGACCCTGTTGATTTGATTCTTGCAACGGATGTTCCAACAATTCCAGAACGGTTCCGCCACGTTATTATAGACGGTGCCATGTATTATGCCTACATGTTCCGCGACAACATTGAAATGGCTTCTGTATCACAACGTAAGTTTGACGAGGGTATTAAACAGATGAGAACCGTGACTGTCAACGAAAACGTCTACATGAGAGCATCATAGAGTATGCCGGACCGTTGGCAAACATACGCCATTGAATTTAAGGGTGGCCTCATCACGAACATGTCCCCGTTGCAGCATGGTATCAATGCTCCGGGGTCGGCTCGTATCCTTCGTAATTACGAACCGTCTATTGAGGGTGGTTATCGTTCGGTTCAGGGATATGACAAGTACGATTCGAACATCGTTCCCCCGTATGGTGCGCCACTGGTTCACGGCAATGGACAGAGCGGCACAACCCTGATTGTTGGAAATATCTACACTGAGCCTGCTGATGGCGACGTGTTTTCTCTTGCTGGCGGGGCTGTAGACGGTGCAACACAAACAGGAACGAGCCTAGACGTAGATGGATTAGATGTTGCCCCCTCTGCAAACGACACATTTACTATTGCTGGGGATACCACAGTCTACACAGTGAGTGCTGCAACCGCCCTTGTAGGTACGGCATCTACCCTGACCATCACTCCGGCAATCACAGTAGCACCTGCAGATAATGCCGTCCTGTCGTTCCGCTACACGATTGCATCTGGCGGTGTCTCTTTTAGTTCAGTGAACAAACGAGCCACCCTAACCCTAGACCAAACGATGGTTGTCAACCCCTCTGACCAAGATGCCCTAACCTTTGTATCTGGCTCTGGGATTGTTCAAGGGGTACATACCTTCGAAAGCGCAGTGATTGCAGCACGGGGTTCGGACCTGTTCAAATCGACGGGTTCCGGTTGGACAAAGATAAACACCCCCAATTACGGTACGGTATTGGTAGACGGTGGTTCGCAAACTGGCACTAGCTTGGTTGTAGACGGAATCGACGGGACACCACAGGTTGGTGATACGTTTACGATTGCAGGTGTAGACCTAATCTACACTATTACAGCCGCTCCAACAGTTACCAGCGGTTCTGCAACTTTTACTATTGACCCTGCTTTGAACAGCAGTCCTGCAGATAATGCAGCCCTAACGTTCCTTTCTGTAGACCGCACCGGCATGGACAAGCACCGGTTCGCGAACTTCAACTACAGCGGTGTTGACTTTATGGTTGGAGTAGACGGAGCCAACGTACCGTTTGTTTATAACGGAGTTACCTTTACAGCTTTAGATGGCATCCCTTCAGATGTTGTAGGGTCCGACCACGTAGCAAACTTCAAGAACCAACTTTTCTTTGCAAAGGGTTCAAACCTGCTGTTTACAGCCCCCTACACCTTCGACGATTTCTCCGCAGCGAGTGGTGCCGGAACAATAAATGTCGGAAGTGCAATTACGGGCTTGATTATTTTTAGAGAACAGCTTATAATATTTAGTGAGAGGTCTATTAAGCGGCTGGTAGGCAATACGATTGGAGACTTTCAGCTTCAGCCAATTACTTTGGACACGGGTTGTACAGAAACCGACACAATTCAAGAGATTGGTGGGGACGTACTTTACTTGGGACCAGATGGCATACGGAGTTTGTCTGCAACTGACAGGGTAGGGGATTTCAACCTTGCTGTTGCATCCAAACCGATACAGGACGATGTAACCGACTTTGTGAACCGCAACACGTCGTTTAGTAGCGTGGTAATCAGACCGAAGAGCCAATATAGACTCTTGGGATACAACACGAACTTTTCGGCAGACGCATCACAGGGTATTATCGGTTCGCAGGTAGAGCAGGGGATTAACTGGGCAGAACTACGCGGATTTAAGGCGTACGTTGCCAGTAGCAATCTCTACGAAGGAATTGAAACCATCGTGTTCGCGAACACAACTGGATACGTGTACCAGATGGAGTCGGGAAATAGTTTGGATGGGGCGCAAATTTACTCAACCTTTGCAACCCCGTACATTCCAATAAACGACCCCCGGATTCGCAAGACCATCTACAAGATGTTTTTGTATACGGACCCAGATGGTAGTTTCTTCAGCGAAGTGAACCTGCTGTTTGATTTTGACGAATCTGGGATTATTCAGCCTACTCCGGTCGTGTTCGACAACACTTCGGGAGCAAATGTCCCAGCATTTTATGGAACCGCTATTTATGGAACAGGAAGTTACGGCGGTACAATCCAACGCTTATTTGAGAGCCAAATGGTAGGCTCTGGGTATGTTGTTTCGTTACAGTTCCGCGCGAACTCAACAAACCCACCACACTCTCTAGACGCAGCTACGCTCGAATACGGCACTTACGGGCGGCGATAACGGAAGGAAACGACTATGGGTACAGGTTACACAAGGAACGACACCCTAAACAACATTGCAGATGGCAACATCATCAACGCTTCGGACCTCGATGGGGAGTTCGATGCGGTAGAATCTGCGTTTAATGAATCGACAGGCCACACCCACGATGGCACGGCAGCAGAAGGTGCGCCTATTACCGTCTTGGGTCCGGTTCAAGATTTCATTGCAAGTGCCACAGAAATCAAGCCGAAGACCACGAACACATTGGATATCGGAACCAACTCCCTGCAGTTCAAGGACATGTATCTCGACGGGACTGCCTATATCGATGGCTTGGGCGAGGATATTTTGGTTGCAACGGACAAGAAAATACAGTTTCGTGATACAGCCCTATTTATCAACTCTAGCGTAGATGGTCAACTTGATATTGATGCCGATGTCGAATTGGAACTTGTAGCCCCCACAATTGACATTGATGCCTCTACCGCTATAACTATTGATACTACCACACTTACAATTACAGGTTCTGCTAATGTAGTTGGTGACCTAGACGTTGATAACATCAACATCAATGGTAACAGCATTATAAGTACAGACACCAACGGTGACATTATCCTCGACCCTAATGGTACAGGTAAAGTTGACATCAATGGTAACCTTGACGTTGACGGCGGCACAATCAAGCTGGACGGTGATTACCCAACAGGTTCGCAAAACGTAGCATTAGGTAACACTGCTTTAGACAGTCTTACGTCTGGTAATTATAATACAGCAATTGGCTCTGCTGCACTTACAGCAAATAATGGAAACAGTAACGTAGCCGTTGGAGCATTTGCTGGTGATAGCATAAGTGGTACGGCTAACACTATTGTTGGTACACAGGCCATGCAGGATGCTACCTCCGGTGACTACAATGTAGCAATGGGTTTTGATGCTCTAGGCTCTTCAACAACAGGGTCAAGTAATGTTGCTATTGGTTATGTCGCACTAGGAGTCAACACCACCACCAGCAACAACACGGCGGTAGGAAACCAAGCACTATATACAAATACACAAAACTTCAATGTTGCTTTGGGTCACGTTGCGGGATATGCAAACACAACAGGTTATATAACCGCAATAGGTACTTCTGCATTGCAGAATAATACCACTGGTACAAATAACGTAGCGGTTGGTGGATACAATAACGCATCAGCAGCTTTACGAAATAATACTACTGGAAGCCAAAATACTGGCATTGGTTATGGCGCATTGGTAAACAACACCACTGCATCCAACAACACTGCCGTTGGCAAAGATGCTATGTTGACAAACACCACTGGATACAATAATTCGTCTGTTGGTTTTGCCTCTTTATATAGCAATACAACTGGTTATCACAATACGGCTCTTGGTTATTATTCTCTGCTTACTAACTCAACTGGTCTAGTAAATACTGCGGTTGGTTTTGCTGCTTTGCAAACAAACAGCACTGGTAGTAACAATGTGGCTGTCGGTGCGGATGCACTAATCTCCAACACCACCGCATCCTACAACACGGCAGTTGGTTATCAAGCTGGGTACTCTGGTACTACCGCAGACGTTAATGTTTTCATGGGGTATAGAGCAGGGTATCTTACCACTAATGCAAGTTCTTTGACAGCGATAGGGTCAGAGGCTCTCCGCAACAATACCACTGGCACACTTAACACTGCTGTTGGTGAAAGTGCCTTAAAGTTCAACACCACTGGGCAAAGCGCAACAGCGGTAGGATGGCAGGCTTTATACTCACAAACAACTGGTGGCGGCAACAATTATAACGTGGCTGTTGGTAGACAGGCAGGCTATTCAAATGTAAATGGTTACTATAATGTTGCTGTTGGCGGTCAGGCATTTTACAGCAATAGTAGTGGCTTCCAGAATACGGCATTAGGCCACCAAGCCCTCAACGCAAACACCACCGCATCCTACAACACCGCTGTTGGGTTTCAGTCACTTTATAACTCCACCACTGCATCACATAACACAGGATTAGGTAACAATTCTGGCAAAAATGTTACAACAGGATATGACAGTGTTTTCGTAGGCAGTAATGCAGGGGCATCAATTACTACAGGATTTAGAAACGCTTATGTGGGGTATCAGGCCGGATATTTAAACCAAACCTCTATAGCTAATACGGCTGTTGGATATGCAGCTTTATATTCATCTACAAGCGGCGGGAACACTGGTATAGGTTATCTATCCCTTAATAACACCACCACAGGCCAATACAACACTGCTATTGGTCAAAACTCTGGTGCAGGCAATACAACTGGTAGTAACAATACATATATCGGATATGATTGTTATGGAAATGCAGGAACAGACACCCACTCTATTGTTATAGGAACAAATAGCCATAGAGGTAAGGGTAGCAACACAGGCTTTATCTCTCCCAATGGTGGTGGCGTTTATCAGGGAAACAACTCATCTAGTTGGTCAACAACTTCAGATGAACGCTTAAAGAAAAACATTGTTAATAACGCAGAAGGTTTGGATAAAATCAATGCAATTCAAGTTCGCAACTTTGAATATCGCACCGCTGAAGAAGTTACCGAACTAGACCCAATTAACACCATTGATATTTCAGGCGTACAGCTTGGCGTTATCGCACAAGAACTTGAAACTGTTTGTCCCAATGCCATTAAAACAGAAAGCACTGGGGTCAAATCAGTAGATACAGACAGCTTGTTCTGGCATATGCTAAACGCTGTCAAAGAACTTTCGGCAAAGAACGATGCACTAGAGGCTAGAGTAGCCGCACTTGAGTCCTAATAATTTACAAGGAGTATTAAAATGGACGAACTAACAGCAGAACAAATCGCACAGCACTACACAGCAATGGGTCACAGCGTTGACCTCATCAATGCTATCATTGCTGGTGAGGCTATGGCAGACGATGATGCCGCAGATAAGCAGGACTGTGTAAACAGGAATGTTGAGCATCTGGAACTCATGGTTGCAAAAGACTTCTGGGGTTCAGAAGACATGACCGCAGCCAACGCCGCTATCACTGCTGGCAACTCCTACACAGCGTAGGGGTTGACCAGTGGATATGACCAGCCTCATAGATACGCTTTTGGGCCTAGTTTTGGCTGGTGGTGCGTGGTGGGCTAATGGCATGACCCGCGAACAGAAACGACTAGAAATCCTCTTGAACAAGACGCGAGAAGAATACGCAACCCGTGAAGATGTTCGCAGCGATGTACGTCAGGTTATGGAAGCGTTGCATCGTGTTGAGGATAAGTTAGATAGGGTTTTGCAGAGGGATTAAAGTGTGTTTGATAAAGATGCTTACAAAACTGGAAGAGACGCTCCCAATTACGAAGCCTTTAAGCAGTCTGACGAGTACGCTAAGTCAATAAATCAGGTGGGTGCTACTGTAGTGGTGCCTATGGATATAGGTGGTACTACTTATAATTTCGGCAGCGGAGTAGAGGCAGACGCATACAAGGCATATATGTCCCGTATGGGGGTGGACGTTAAGTCTGGTGGTTCGCAAACAGGTCAGCTTTCTCCGGGTTTGGGAACCGGTGCATTACCTAACAATCCCAATTTTATAGTAGCCGCACCACCATCCGACTACAGCGGCATGACGTACGAACAGGCCCTTACTCGTCAAATGCAAAAGGATGTAAAAACTCCTGAAGAACAGAGGGCTATCAGTGCTGCGATTAGACGGGGACCGACGCAAGGTGCAAATCAAACAGGAACGGGAAATATGGTAGACATAGTATCAGAAATGGAAAATGCCGCCGCTGGCAACACCACGAACATGCCAACGGTGACCCCCACCTTTGTTGCAGAAACCCCCGGAACCACGATGGATGCTTCCGGCTTGGTTATAGGTGCGGCCCCCACTGCCGGAACCGCTACTGCCGGAACAACAGGTTTAGCCACCACAACCCCCGGTGCTCCCGGTGCAGGGGTTGGGCAAGTCGGTGCAGTAACAGACGTTACATCAGGGCTTCAAGACTTGGGACCAATGGCTGGGGCAACTTTAACCCCTACCGGTCCCTACGTTGACATGACAGGTGTACAGGCTGGCCCCTCTGCAGGGGCTATTGCTACTGCAGCAACCGAACAGCTAGACCCACGGGCAACAACCCAGTACCAGCTTGGAC